AATCAGGGAGGCGGCTCTAACACCGCGTCCTACACGGCCGTCGCTGACAGTGACTTCACCTACTCCGCGCTGTGGCACTACACGACCACCGACTCGGCGTTCTACGACCGTCCTCTGTTCCTGCTCAATGGCGTAGAGACCCTGCTGGTCTTGCCGAGCGGCGGACAGGATGTGCAGGGGAGCATCCTCATTGAGCTAGTGGCTGGCGATCTCTACGGCTGGGCGATCAACGCGACTGACTCCTGCTGCGGCGCTGGCTTCCTGACGATTACCGATCCGACCTATGTCGTCCCATCGCCCACTCCAGAGCCTTCACCAGAGCCAAGTCCATTAGTAAGTCCATCGCCAGATCCTACGCCATCTGTGGAGCCTTCTCCAGAACCAACGCCAGAACCGTCACCATCTGTAGAGCCAAGCATTGAGCCGACTCCGACAGCCACGCCGGAGCCGTCACCAAGTGAGGTGCCAAGTGTCCAACCATCGCCGATCCCATCACCGACTCCCACACCCAAGCCGTCGCCCACGGCCGAGCCGTCGCCAGTTCCTACTCCGACAGAGTCCGTATCTCCTGATCCCACTCCTGTACCTACTCCTGAACCATCGGTAGAGCCGTCACCGACACCAGAGCCAAGCGTGGAGCCAACACCTGAACCGACACCGTCACCAGATAACATTGCGGAGCAAACGGTTGCGGCAGTTGGTGAGGCTGTCGCTGCTGTCGCTGAGACTGTGACTAAGGCAGTGGAGGCGATTACCAACCTAGGCAAAGATCTCTCACCTGCCGAGAAGAAGAAGGCTGCGCCGGTTGCTGTGGCAATCGTGATCAGCCAAGTGGCAAGTGCTGCTGTTGCTGCCGCATCGAGTGCCGCTGCTGCGGCGAGAAAGGTGACCAAGTGATCAAGCGCATCATCGTAGATCTCGTCGGTGGGGCGTGGACCATTCTCGGTCTGCTCTTCGCAGTCGTGGTCTTGCCGGAAGGCGACACGCAATCAACAATGGCAACACTCTTCGGCGGACTGACGCTGATCTGGTTGCTGACTGGACCACTCAGGTGGATGGAGGAATAATGAAGTACAAGGTCAAGAGCCAACTCTATTCGGATGCAGAGGCGCAACAGAAGGGCGCGAAGCAGATTCTTGATGACTGCACCTGGTCATCCTGTGCCGCCGCAGTCTCGTGGGCTTCTGGCTACACGGTCGACTACAGCGCCGCTGACGGCGTAGCAGCAATGAAGAAGGTCACTGGCCGCAAGGATATTCAGGGCAAGTCCGACAACGGCGGCTCTCTGCCTGAGGCTGCGAAGGTCATCGCGCACCTAGGTGGCAAGGCTCGATATGCGAAGTCGTGGGCGGACGCAGTCGCAGCCGCTAAGGGCGGCGCTGCTCTACAGATCTGGGTACAGCAGGGAGTGGACTACCCAGCAGGCGTACCGATCAGCAAGTGGCACGACGGTTGGAAGCGCTACTGGAGCAAGAAAGACCCCAAGACCGTCACCGCTGGCTACGGCCATATGACCTCCGCAGGCTATGACGATGTTGACGGCTGGCAGTGGGCGTGTCCGACGCGCGACGAGAAGGTCGCCGCTGAACGCTACGGCGTGCCGGTCACAGAGGCGCAGCTCCGCCAGATCGCCAATAGCAAGTTCAAGGCGAAGAAGGCTGGCGTTGACTACAAGTGCATCCTGATCGTCACCCACCCTGGCAAGGTCGCCGCTCCTGCGCCAGTCGCAGCGCCTGTGGTCGTTCCTGCTCCTGTGGTAGCGCCAGTTGTGCCTGCGGCACCTACGCCTGCCCCTGCTCCTAAAGTCGCCGTACAGGCACCTCAGCAGCCCCAGGAGGCGCGCAAAGTACAATCTGGCACTAAGACATCTGACGCTGTACAGGCGCAGTTGGATCAGATCGGCAAGGCTGACTGGGGCGCGCTCGCCGCAGATGGTCTCGCCGTCATCAATGCAGCAGCCGCTGCGACTAGAAAGGAAAAGGGTATGAACCGAATTTGGGCAGGTATCAAGTACATCGCCGCGAGCACTCAAATCTTTGAAATTGGGCTGGATTTCGTGAAGACATTCCTAACCGTCTCCATCAGTGTGGCGTTGGGATTGGGCATCCCACTGCTCGATATCCAGGGCGGAGACTTCCGAACGATCGTAAGTGCTGGCTTGGCGAGTGGTCTGGGTATCGTCGTAAAGGCCCTAGATAGGGACACCACGACCTACGGCCTAACTAGGAAGTAATCGTGCCAGTCCGAGTCAAGCGCCCCTACGGCACTTGCTCGGTCTGTGAGCTACAGAGCAGGGTCTGGGAGGTCGAGTCTGAGCAGGTGCTCCTGTGTGGCATCTGCCTGAGGCTCCTCATTGACTTTGCTCTAGAGGACTTGTCGCAGCCGTCCTAGGCGGCTTCCCCTGGGTGGTCCCTCCCCACCCAGGGGCTATCCACCCTGCATAAAAGATAGTCACGCAACACGGTTGACAGCCGCGAACCGTTGACCCTATGATGCCTATGTCAGGCAGGACACAGCCACTCGGCTGGACTGACAAGGAGGTCAACATGGCGAAGGCAACACTTCGAGAGATCAAGGTAACCCTAGAGAGCATTGCTGATGGCGTGCTGTTGAATCCAGCCAGCGAAGATGCAGCATTCTGGGCTGGGCGCATCAAGGAGATCGTCCCAACGCTGGAGACTTTCCGCAGCGTAAAGATTGAAGCCAGCGTCACGGCATCTGCCTTTGAAAAGATGGGCGATACCTACACCGCCGGTTTGCTTGAAGACGCGATTGCGACGGTGCGCTGATGAAGTCAGCAATCATTGACGGTATTGGGTACGCGATCTTCATCGCGTGCATCTACATCGTGCTAGTCGTAGGAGGGTCACTGTGAAAGTCAATCGTAAGAGCACGCCCAAGATGGTCGTGCGGCCGTACTTCAGCAGCGAGTACGAGAAGCTCCAGCGCGAGTCGCGCCGACAGGAGCGCTTCGAGTTCACCGTCGTGATGATGATCGTCTGGGTTCTGGCGGTCATCCTATGGGAGGTGTTCAAGTGAGCAAGCGCTACGAATTTGTATCTGCGCCACAGCGCAGTCCAGAGTGGTTCGAGATGCGGAAGGGCGGCATCACCGCCACCGGCATTACCGCCATCAACGGCACATCGCCGTACAAGACCGCATACCGACTCTGGGCAGAGTTGACTGGTCAGGTCGGTGAGCAGCAGGTAGGAGCAGCGGCACAGCGTGGGCAGTTGCTAGAGCAGGCAGTCGCTGACTACTACACCGCCGAGACTGGCAAGAAGCTGCGAAAGAGCAACGGAATCGTGCGGTTGAAAGAGCACAGTTGGGCGATGGCATCGTTGGACCGCACCATCGTGGGCGACACCGACGGTCTCGTAGAGATCAAGACCTCAACGAGCAGCCGCTGGCAGTTGTACCCAGTGCCACCTGAGTATGTAGATCAGGTGCAGTGGCAGATGTTCATCACAGGCGCGTCGTACTGCGATGTCGCCGTGCTGCTCTCTGGCTTGGTCTTCCGCATTGAGCGCGTTGAGGCTGATCCGATCTACCAGACACTCCTGTTCGATAAGGCCGTGGCGTTCCTGGACTTGGTCAAGACCAAAACTCCACCGCCGCTGACCGGAAACGACAGCGACACACTCGCGGAGGTCAAGCCGCAGAGCAGCAACACCTACGCGAAGGCAGATCCGCAGCTCGATCACATCGCGCGTCTCTACATTGAGGCGAAGGCTGAGGCAGAGGCTGCCGATGCTGCACTCAAGGAGATGGCGATCGCCATCAAGGAAGCCATCGGTGAGGGCGAAGGCGTGAAGGGTCACGGCTGGCTTGCCACTTGGAAGCAGAACAAGAGCAGCGTGAAGGTGGACTGGGAGAGCATCGCGGATGTCCTCCGCACCGTCGCGCCAGACACCTACAGCGAAGCCATCAAGCGCTTCACCTCAGAGAAGCCAGGTGCGCGCGTGTTCCGCGTTCACGGCAAGGACGGTGACGCGTGATTGAGGTACCGATCACACCTGCGCTGATCATCCGCGCAGAGGAGATGTTCCTGGAGGCGCAGTCCAGCAACGGCTTGCGGTTCCGCAAGGAGAAGGCGACAGGCAACACGACCTGGACTGGCGTGCTAGGTCAGGCCGTCTTTGAGCAAGTGCTCCGAGATTGCAAGATGCCCTACCTGCCAGTCAATCGCACGACGCACGACTACGAAGTCTGCGGTCTCAAGGTCGATGTCAAGACCAAGGCGTGGAGCCGACCGGCTGGCGACGATGTTGAGGTGAGCGTCTTTGACTACATCCGAGACCACCAGACGGTGGACTATTACGCATTCGTTCACTTGCAACTCGCGTTCGGTGAGGATCGGAATGGCGCACCCAGCGCTACACGATTCCAGCGCGCGTGGCTGCTCGGAGTGATGGATAAGAGCCAGTATCTGTATCTGGCAACAGAAGTGAAGGAGGGAACCGTATTCGAGAGCGGACACATTGCAAAGGCGAGTTCACTAAATCTGGTAGCCGCAAAGTTGCTACCTGTAGAGACCATTGGAGGACCAGAGAATGAGTAAGCAAATCGCAGCGGCACTGGCCGCACCCTTTACCGGCACAGACCTAAAGCAGCGCCCAGGGCGCGGCGGCATGACCTTCACCTACGCCGATGCGCGAGCCGTAGCTCAGCGCCTTGACGATGTGCTCGGTCTGGCTGGCTGGCAGTTTGAGGTCAAGGTGGCAGACCCTGCCGCCAAGGTGGTCCACGGCACTCTCATCGCTGTGATCGATGGCGTGACCACCGTCCGACAGGACTTTGGCTACCCAAACAGCGCACAGGATGACGAGCCATACAAGTCAGCAGCCTCCGACGCTCTGCGTCGCTGCGCTGCACAGATCGGTGTGGGGAGGTCACTATATGCCTCTGGCACCACAACGCCTCACAGCGTGGCTGTGGCACCCCTCTCCGTTGATTCTGTGAGGCACTCGCAGCCTTCGGTTTCTACGAGTGATGTGGCCGTAGCAGCGGCAATGCTCTTCGCGGAGGGCGAATGCCCAGACCACCGCACCGCTTGGTCGTTCAAGCCTGCCGGTACGAGCAAGGCTGGCAAGCCCTATAACGCGTTCTACGCGTGCAGCGGCAAGTCGAACGGCACCTTCTGCCAGCGCAAGCCCAGCATCGCCTGGGTCAACGCGCAGCAGGCACCAACAGGTGAGCCTGAGCGCACCGAGACGAGCATTGAGGACCTGCCGTTCTAAGTTGAGCGGCATCATCTACGGCTGGGAGAGACTGGTGACCTCCACCTCTCCCAGCCACTAACACAGAGCGGAGGACTAGATGGTTTGGTTTAAGTGGGTAGCAAACGCACATCGAGATGCGGAGATCTCGGCGCTGACTGACACGCAGTTCCGCGCGTTCATCACGATCATTGGTGAGGTCAAGCTGCTGCGCTCCGGCGGAGTGTTCAAGAACCGACAGCACCTCAAGACCGTCATCGGCCCACGCCTGTTCAGGGGTGTGGAAGGATTGTTGAAAAGTGGTCTGCTTACAGAATCTGGAGACGGTGTCATTGCCGTCTCAAACTATTCTCGCTATCAAGTCGACCCCACCTCGACCTCTCGTGGAGAAAGGTACCGAGCACGAAAAGAGGGTGGGTTGACGGACAGAGAAAGAG